CCTGGTTTGAGTGAGCGGGTATCTGATTATTTTAACCAGATAAAAGATTATCGTAGCGAGAGAATTGCCCGCACAGAAGTAATCGGGGCCAGTAATTCAGCTACTTTGGAGGCTTATCAACAAAGCGATGTATGTGAAAAAAAATCTTGGTTGGCCACAATGGATGACCGAACACGAGATGAACATATGGCTTTGGATGGGGAAATTGTCGGATTGAATGATATGTTTTCTAACGGACTTGAATTTCCAGGAGATCCCAAAGGGGGTCCAGAATCTGTGATTAACTGTAGGTGCACACTACTACCAATATTAAGGGAAGAATAATGTTTGATTCAGAACAAAACAAAGCTATAAAAATCAAATGCAAGCAATGTGGTAGAGAGTTTAAAACTTGGCCTGCTTGGATTAGGCAAGGTAGAAAATATTGTAGTAGAAAATGTGCTGATGAAAGTAGAAAAGGGAAGCCTACATGGAATAAAAATATGCGAGAAGGAAAAGTTTTAATATGCCAAATGTGCGGAAAAGAATATTATGCCAATCCCAAGAGGGTAGAATTGGGAAGCAAATATTGTAGTTGGGGATGTTTTAATATATCAAAGACAATGATTAAGGGTGAAAACCATCCACTCTACACAAAAGTAACGATTAAATGCGATTATTGCGGAAAAGAATATAGCGAAAAACCAGCAAATATAAAAAATTACAATAAGCATTTTTGCTCTCGTAGATGCGTTGGATGTTATTTCACATCTCAATATAACAATCCAAGCAGTATAGAAATAAAATTGTCTGATGCATTAAAACAACACAGTATTCCCTTTGTGAGTCAATTTGCTTATCAAATGGGTATCGCCGATTTTTTCATAGAGCCAGATTTAATCGTAGAAGTAGATGGGGATTATTGGCACAACATTCCCAAAGTGAAAGAAAGGGATAAAAAACAGACTGCGTTTTTAACTACTAATGGATATAGAGTTTTGCATTTAACTGAATCGGAAATCAATAAAAATATGGGGGGATGTATAGATAGGATTATAGCAATCGCCGAGTTCAAGCAATAATAGAGGTGAAATGTTATGTTAGAGAGAATGTTCACAGCACTTGAAAAGAAAGAAATAAATGCTGATGAGCGAACGATTACCGCTTACGGCTCAAGACCTGTCATAGATAGGGATGGCGAGCTGATAAAAGAGGATGCCTGGATGCTTTCATCTTTCAAAAAGAATCCTGTTCTCATGCTCGCTCATGACTATCGTCAACCGCCTATCGGTAAGGTTATCTGGATAAAACAGGGAAAAGACGGCCTGCGCTTTAAAGCGCAGTTTGCCAAATCCCAGATAGCCGATGAGATTTTTCAACTTTATCAGGATGACATCATGCGGGCTTTCTCGGTAGGCTTTATTCCGAAGGAATGGGACGAGCCTGAGGAGAAAGGGGTTGATTCTCCGAGCCGTGTGTATACAAAGGTAGAGCTACTTGAAATATCGTGTGTCAGCATACCGTCTTGTCAGGATGCACTACTTGATGCTTACAACAGCGGGAGAATCAAGACAAAAACGCTCATTGACATAATCCATAAACCTGAAACAACTGAGAACTATCATCGTGTCCCCGTGAAGGGTGAGGAAGGCAAGCACGATGGGCACGAGATAAAAACGATTGACGTGTCGAAGGAAGATAAGATAAAAGGGCTCTACTGCGTAAAATGTAAAACCATCATCACCTATCTTTTCGACAAAGATGAGTGGAGCATGGAAGATGCAAAGGAGTGGGTAGAGGAGCATTCCAAAGTAGTAGAAGGGGTAGAAGAGAAACAATACGAGTGCGAGTGTATTGAATGCGGTCATACATTTAAAACCGATGAGCATTGCAGAGATGTAAAGTGTCCTGAATGCGGGGGAGAGATGAGAAGAGCAGAAAGACCAGGCCCGGGTCAGGCAAGTATTGAGGATATAGAAGTTAAGGAAGGACGCGTCCTCTCCACCAAGAACCGTAAACTCGTCAAACAATGTGCCGATATGTTAATAGAGCTTTACAATGCGACTGAGACTGCACCAAAAGAGGATGAAAAGGGAATTGACGATGAGGTAGAGGTGATAGATGACAGTGAGGAAAAAGAAAAAGATATTCCACTCGCAAAGATAGATAGCCTTCTTGAAAGCTTTTCAGAGAAAGTGAAAAAAGATGTTAGAGTTGATATGGATTACAGCAAGATGGCTAATGATTTTTTAGCTCTTTTGCAGGGGAAGATAATAGAGGAGTAAAACTTAATTCTTAATTATGGTGAACTACAGCCTCGCTATTTAGCGGGGCTTTTTTTATGGGAATCTTTGATGCCCACGTATTAGGCTGGAGTGGATATCTTCGGAGATAGATACCAGGCTATCAGAAGAGAAGGCTCTGCTGGAAATACGGGGAATGAGAAGACGACCATAGATTGAAATAAAAAAGGTGAAAAGCAAATGGACGAGAGAAAAACTGTTTCTCTAAAACAGATTGAGGAAAAACTTGAATCCTTGGCTGCGCAGTTAAAAACCGATGTGACAGAACAAGCTGCAAAACAGGCAAGGGAAGAGATGCATGCTGCACTTGATAAAATCAAAGAAGAGTTAAAGCAGCCGGCAGAGGAAAAAAAGAGTATAACAACTTCCACAGAAGATGAGAAGAAATGGAAGAGTTTAGGGCAGTTTGCTGGGGCGGTAAAGGACGCATGCCAGGGTAAACGTCTGGATGAGAGACTGGTAAAAGCTCCTTCTGAAGTGTTCAAGACAACTGGGCATCTTGAAGAAGGGACTGACTCTCTTGGTGGGTTTCTTGTGCCTGAAGAGCAGCGTATGGAACTTATGATGCTTGCTCTGGAGGGTGCGATTGTTAGACCGAGAGCTTTCATACTACCTATGAGAAGCGACACGTTGAGCTTCCCACGTGTTGTTGATACTACTCATGCTTCCAGTGTTTTTGGTGGAGTGATAGCTTACCGTAAAGCGGAAGCAGCTGCCTTGAGTGAATCAGATTACAAATTGGGGCAGGGGCAGCTTAGAGCTACTAAAATAACTGGATATACCTATTGCTCTAATGAGCTCCTTGTTGATGCTGCGATAGGGCTTGACGCTATTCTTAAGCGTCTTTTCTCTGATGCTATTAGGTATTACGAGGATAGTGATTTTATCGCTGGAACTGGCGCAGGCGAGCCTCTTGGAATACGAAATGCTGGATGTAAAGTGCAGGTAACACGCAATACAGCATCACACTTTGAGTATGAAGACGTTGCCAACATGATGGGGCGTCTCCTGCCGCAATGCTGGAATAATGCCGTGTGGCTTTGTGCTCCTGCGGTAGTGCCTGATATTTTGAAGATGGAAAATCCGTCTTCTGGAACAGGCGGGCATTTAGTTTATCAGCCTACAAATCAGGGTGCGAAGGCTTCACCGATGCCCTTACAACTCATGGGTCGCCCTGTATTTGTGACCGAGAAAGTGCCGACACTTGGCACTGCTGATGATGTGATGCTCGTTGATTTCTCCTACTACATTATAGGGGATAAACAGGACCTTGCTATCCAGACAAGCGAGCACTACAGATTTGCCAATGATGAGACAACTTATCGGTTTATCCTGAGAAATGACGGACAGCCCTGGCTCAATAGTGCGCTGACACCTAAAAATAGTGGGGATACCCTCTCACCTATAGTAGCACTGAATTAAGGGGGTGAGGCGATGATGGAAAAACAAGGGAAATTCGCTGGGTTTCTACGTGATGTCTGGGAGGTTGGACAGGGGAGCCGAAAGGCTTTTGAGCGACTAAAGACAGCTGGACACTTAGAAGAGGGACAAGATTCTCTGGGTGGATTTTTAGTCTCAGAGGATGTCTACGACGATATTATGGAGATTGTTTTAGAGGACTCCATTGTTATGCCCCGTGCCCAGGCACTGCGATTTGGGAAGGGCAACCTTGGTATATCTACACTTGTAGACACGACCCACGCATCAAATGTCTTCGGTGGGATCGTTGTATATCATACCGCCGAGGCTGCGGCGCTTACAGTGAGTAATCCAGCTTTGGGAAAACTGGTACTACATAAAAATAAACTGACTGGATTTTGTTATGTATCTAACGAGCTGATGAGCGATTCGGATATTGCGATAGAAACATTTTTCAGGCGCACTTTCGGCGCTGCTATTGCCTACTACACAGATGATGATTACATCAATGGGACTGGGGTTGATATGCCACTTGGGATACGAAATTCCTCATGCAGAATTGATGTGAGCAAAGAATCAGAGCAAGCTGGAACGACAATCCTGTGGGATAATGTAAAGAAAATGGATTCTCGGCTTCTTCCACAATCAAACAGAAAAGCAGTGTGGCTGATACATCCTGACACGAAACCACAGCTTTACGATATGGTTCAAGCTACTGCTGACACATATATACACACAACCATGAACCTTGCGGGGGGCCATGATGGGATGTTCATGCTCGGTCATCCGATAATACCAACAGAAAAATGCCAGACACTTGGAACAAGCGGGGATATCATCCTCGCTGATTTTTCACAGTATGTGATAGCAACAGGAGGGCTGCAAATTGCCGTCTCTGAGCACCCAGCGTTTAACGCTGATGAGACCGCCTGGCGGTTTGTGCTGAGGTATGATGGGCAGCCTATCTTAAATAGTGCTATCACACCAAAAAACGGAACGACAACCCTTTCGCCATTTGTGACGCTGGCGACAAGGGAATAAAAAAGGTGAAAATAAAATGAGTCATATGTTTACAGAAAATTGCAAAATAGTCAATGCGCTTCCCCCTGTAGATGGGGATAACACAGCTTTGACGACCAATATTATCAGCATGAAAAACTATAAGCACTGCACCTTTATCATAACTTTTGGTGTGGTAAATGCTTCTGCTGCTACTTCGGCGAACTTGATCGCTTACAAGGGCGAGGATGTGACCACCTGTACTACCGCTTTTGCTTGTCAGTATAGAGCAGAGGTTACAGCTGCTGGTGATACACTGGAAGCTTTGACTGCCCTTGCAAGTACAGGAGTAAGTCTTGGAACTGGAAATACACTGGATGTTTGTGGGGATAATGCCACTGTTGTTGTAGAGATAGATGCTGAGGATTTAGCACCTACTCAGGCAAATCCCTACGATACAGTTAAACTTGGAATGACCTGGAATAATAATAGTGTTCTTTTGAGCGCAGTTGCGATTCTTTCAGAACCTCGTTATGCACAGGCTTCTCCTCCTACAGCGATAACTGACTAATAGAAATTAAAGGTGGCTGCTCTTTTTATGGGTAGCCACCTTAATGTAAGGATAGTTATATGCCAAAAATAAAACTTTTGAGCAATTGGGATGGTAAACGCAAAGGGACGATTATTGATGTGAGTCAAGATGATTTTCACGATTTAGTTGAACGACACCACATTGCCGAAAAAGCTCCTGATGAACCACCCAAGCATAAGATGATGACAAAAAATAAGGTGAAAAGGAAATGAAAAAATTTTTGATAGGGCTTATTACAGTAGCGTTATCTATAGGGATGACAGCTGCTGTATTTGCTCAAGGGGATGTTGCCTCTACTCACGCAGATGACCTTGTGTTCAAGGAAAGAATCACTGGAAACGGAGCACAGTTTATCTTTGGTACAGATGGCGACGGGCTGGATGTCAAGATATTCTCTGAGACGGTAGGGGACTACTGGCTCTTTGATGAGTCGGCAGAGATATTCTATCTTATCGGGGTGGGGATGGATTTAGATGATTCATCTCTTCATTTTGGCGACAGTGACGTAATCTATTTTGGAGATGATGATGATTTTGGCGTGAGCGCTGATGCAAACTCCTTGAACATCATACCAAACACAGATGACACCGGCACGCTTGAGATAGGAAGTTCCACAAAAGCTCTTGATTTTAAAGCGTTCGGTACAGGTTCAGAGTATATACTTTTAGATGCATCGGCACATGAACTTCAATTTAGTGGCGTGGACATTGACCTTGCTGACAACGACATAATCAATTTCGGCGCAGATAATGACTTCACGATTACCTACGACACGAACAGCCTCAATGTAGTGCCCAATACCGACGACACTGGAACTATTGAACTTGGCTCTTCCACTAAAGCGGTAGACACAAAATGGTTTGACACTGGCTCTGGATATGTGTTACTTAACGCTGGTGATGCTGAGGTGCTAATAGATGCTGTAGATATTCAGTTAGGAGACTCAGATTATATCCTCTTCGGGGATGATACAGCAGGCGATGCTAAGGTAGCGTGGGATGGTGATTCTCTTAATGTTACTGCCAATACTGATGATAGCGTTGTGGTTGAGTTTGGTGCAAATGCTATCTGTATAGATTTAAAATGGTTTGATACAGCAGCAGGATACGTAGAGGCTGATGCGGGTAATGCGATTCTCAGGTTAGAGCAGGTAGACTTAGAGTTAGGAGATTCAGACTATATTCTTTTCGGAGATGACGCTGCGGGGGATTACACCATTACCTTTGACGCAGACTCTCTCAATGTTGTTCCTAACACTGATGATACGGGAATTGTGGAAATAGGCTCATCTACGAAAGCAACTGATATGAAATGGTTTGACACTGGCTCTGGGTATGTTCTCTTTGAAGCTGGTGCTGCACAGGTTCTGCTTGATGCGGTAGATATTAAACTTGGTGATAGTGATTATATTAACCTTGGTGATGATAGCGATTACTCGGTAAGTGCTGATGCTGATAGCTTAAATATTGTTCCTAATACCGATGATACTGGACAGATTGAGCTTGGTTCATCTACCAAAGCGGTTGATGTGAAAGCCTTCGGGACTGGCGCTGAGTACCTGCTTATCAATGCAGGCGCACACGAGCTTCAGACGAGCGGTTTTGATATTGATATAGCAGATAGTGACTATATCAACTTTGGTGACGGGAATGACTTTACCGTTCAATACGACACTACAAATATAGTGGTGCTTCCAAACACTGATGACACGGGAGCGATTATTTTAGGCTCAGACACGAAGGCATTTGATGTGAACTGGTACGGGGTAACTGCAACTGCGATTTTAGCTCTTGATGCTGCCTCTGACCAGATACAGATAACTGATTTATCGGTGTTGTTAGGCGAGGATGATGCGATTTACTTCAACGACACCGATGTTAGTATTCAAGCAGCTGATGATGGACATCTTGACCTT